ATCAGTTGTGCGGTCATCGTCAAACACCTCCAGATAGTATTTTGTGGCGCTGTTGATGGTGCGCTTAACAATTACATAGATGTCATCCAAATCAACGCCGACATCGACAAAGTCGCCATCTGTCGTGAAGGTGGACGGCGCTACAATCTGCTGGGGCCTGTTCAACATGAACGCTGCGATGGTGCCGGTGAACCCAGTGCTTGCAGCGCGGTAACCTGTTGAAGAACTCCCATTTACAATCAGCAGCAAATCGCCCTCTGTGGTGTCGGTGGAAGGACGTAGAGCCATCCTTTTAGGGTCTACAATCATATGTGACGATAGCAGGGAGATATTATTCGCCACGTAGGACAGCTCTACGTCACTAAACAGCATTTCTCGCAGAGCCTTGCCCTGCCGCTGTATGAAAAGGGTGCCGCCTTCAGCAGCCTGTGGCCGGATGCCAAACTTGCTGCCTCGGCGTGTTGCTGACTTGACCGTGATGTTGCTCGGCGTAATAGGGTCAAGGTCGGCTTGCGGGACAAAGAACTCGGCCCCGGTTGTGAATATCTGAAGGTCACGGCCAGAGCGGATGCCGGTGATGGCGTTGACACTGTCCGTAGACAGCGTGGCTATAATGGCGTCATCGTCCAGCGCCTCGGCCATCTTGAAATTGAAAAAGTCTCCAACCTTTGAGCCAAACAAAGTAGTCGGCTTGTCGGCACTGCCGCCAAAGTACAGCCGGCCTTCGTGAAAAGAACAGGTGCGCGGCCAGCCACGGGTATTTGACCACGCATCTTCATAGCCTGTTTCCAGCTCCCAGGAGCCACTGGCTATCGCATCGGTGGAGAAAAACGGTATTTCGGTAACGGCAGTGACAACCGTGCCGCTGGTATATTTTACAATTCTGGCCCTGCCAAAATCATCCAGAGCATTAATGTACTGGTCTACATGCGATGACGTAAACACACTGCTGCCGGCTGTCAGGGTTATTGTCCCTTCCACTGCCGATGGCGTAAGCGTTGCCGAAGGGTTGCTTGTACTAAGCGTAAAGGCAAGTTTTGGCTTGGTCAGCGATAATGCAGAGGCAGTCCATGTTGTGTTGTTTGCACCGCGCACAAGCTTAAATGGCGCAAAATTTTCATTCGTGATGATGAGCGTGTCAGCCGACTGCGTATAATAGAGCTTGTCCATGTCAAATGTGCTGACGTCGTATAGTGTGCCGACACTATAGTCGAGATAATCATTGCCGCTGCCGTTGATGTTGGCCAGCAGTTGCAGGTCTGCATAGAAGCGGAAACGGATAGTCGTCTGGTTGTTGAAGGCCGACGCGACAATCATAAAGTTTTGCGTTGTCGAAAACTCAAACGGTATGAGCGCTGAACCATTTGCCGGGTTGTCAGCCGTTATGTCTTTCAGAAAGCGCAGGCCGGGACGGCGGCTGAAACCACCTTGCGGTTCGAACACCACATTGTCGGCCGTGTCCACCGAAGAATAATACTGTTGCAGGTCGATGCGGCCGCGCAGCAGCGGGTCCAGCTCACCAACCGTGAAGTTTGCTTGGTACTGCTGTATCCGGCTCATCTGACATCCGTTAGCAGATAGTCACCGACGACAGACGGGGTCTGGCCGCCAGCATCAATGTTTGCTGCCTGACGGAAATAGCCGCCACGGAATCCTTCAGCCGCTGTTCCAAGCGCAACTGAGCGCCAGTATTCAGACTTTTGCGTCTGGTCAGTTATGATTTCGGCGAGATGCCACGCCATCTGATACGCCAAGAGCGTGACGAAATAGGTAGGCATAGAGCCTTCAGCCACAGCTTTCTGATAATCGATATGGACCTCTGTCGCCTCGCTCATCAAGACTGCGCCGCCTGCCGTCGATTGTGCTATTTCCCAGTCCTTGTAGAGAGCAGAGCCAGCCGAGGAGCTGGTGCGAACCGCGCGAGGCACACCCAGCAGCATGTCGTTGGGCAGCAGATACTGGTAGGTCCACTCGTTCTGTGGGGTGTTGCTGTCGCGTGTGAGCTGCGCTTTTGCAACGGTAAACGACCACGGGTACATGCCCATCGTCGTCAGTTTCACTTCATTATAAATTGTATTACATGCCGTGCCGGCGGGGGTTCCGTCACTAAAAGACGTAATGGCTTCCGCTCCTAAAAGCAGCAAGCCCTTGTTGCAGATGCCAACATCTGTATCGCCAGCGGCCATCCAAAACTCCTAAAGAGAAGAGGGGGCGGTTGCCCGCCCCGCTCAGATTAGTCGCTATCGGTTTGCGCGATAGTCGTGCCGTCTGAGACATCGACCACACCTGATGCGTTTGACACAACAGTGTGGAGGGATGATGCCAGCGTACCGCCAGTGCTTGTCACTGAAATGATGACGTCACCAACCACGACATCGTCAGACACATCGTCGAAATACGAGGCCGTGTTCAAAGTCGCAACTGTATCAGTCGTCGTATAGGACCAAACCTGTGGAGCCGAGCCTTTCTTAGACTGGCCGCCGATAGGATTCCATCCTGCTCTTGCAAATGCCATTGTTCCGCTCCTTAACTCTCGTCACAGACGACGTCTACAATGCCTTCAACGTCAATCGCACCAGCGCCCATCGAAAGCATCGCTGTAATCAGGAACGACGTTTTCTCAGGCACATAGTTGATTTCTGTCTTAGGCGCGATGCCCACAGCGCAACCCAGCGCTGAACGATGGAATGCAAAGCATGTCCTGTCGTTAGAAGATTTGGGCAAGCCACCTTCGTCACGGTCACCAACCATGTGGAACGTAAAGCCCATCATGGTATTAATTTGACCGCCAACCAAAGCCTGAAGCTGCTGGTAATCTCCTGAAACAGCCCGCTCATCACCCAGTAAGCCAGCGAGGTTGTTGGCATGGATGACAAAGTGACGGTCTGTTGCAGGCACGTTCAGCGCATCCAAAGCTTTTTTGGCTGCGATGATTTTACCAATATTCAGGTTTGACGCTGCCGCTGAACCAGATGTAACAACGGTCTTGGCGACAGTTGAACCAGCCGAGGCGCTATTCAGAGCATCAATGATAATCTGGTCCTCACGCCGGCCGATTGCGTTACCAACAAGCTGGGCCAGCTCTTGACGCTCGTCAAAGTTAACCTTGGCTTGGTTGAACACATCGCTGTATTCCGATGCTACATAGTCTGTAAGGCTAACGGAAACCTGGCTGAACGCGCCATTGATTGGCACGACATCGGTCTGAGGTGAACGGACAGAAGCCTGACCCTTACCCACTTTCGGAAATTTTACGGTGTCTCCGACTACACCAGTCCGCATCCGCGCAGTGCCGCGAAGCTGGGCAGCGGCCTGATAGGCCTGATGCACCTCTGCTTCGAATAGCTGTACAAATGCGGGAGAGAGGTTCGTTGACATATCTCACTCCTGATTGAACCAAAACAAAACTTGCGCCTTGTAGGTTATCGGGGAGTGGCCCCGGCCTCTGGCTATGCAGTACGTCTGCACCCGGTGTATTTCTACACGCCAGACCGGCCCTGTGGGTTGTCAGTCGTTTTTAAAATATACTACAAGCTGCACCTTGTAAAGACTGCAAACGCTACATCTGGTTTTTGTATGTAGTCATTCCAGACGTTACGTTTGAGAAGCGTTTAGCCATACCGTTTCTGAAACTCTGCTTCGACCTGCCGCGTATAATTCATGTCGGAACCATAGCGTGGGTCAGCCATCTTGCTTTGCATTGCCGCCCGGAAATCATCTTCTGATACGCCGGCTTCAGCGACATCGGCGATAGGGATTTGCGACATATCACCTGTCATGTTGCGGACTTTCTGCATGAGGCGCTGCCCGATAGCCGTGCCGCCCCACATATTGATTTCTGCCCGCTCCTGCTCGGAAATGACGCCCTTACGCTCTAGGCCATCGGCCCAGTCAATATTGGACTTGATGATAGCGTCAGCATTTGCGCCCAGAGCTTTACGCTCAGTTTCAATGTCAGCTTGAATGGCCGCGCCGTTATCGACTGCAAGGCTAGTGATGGTTTCGGCCAGCTCAGAAAAGGCCGCCTGATTGATGTTGTACTTTTGCGCCCACTCAAGGTACGAGGTTGCGACAGGGTCATCCATCTCGACCCCGGCCTCACTCAGGACAGCTAGGTCATAGTTCCCATCCTTGGGCGGCTTGTGGTCGCCATGATGAAACTTTTGCTCAAGCTCCTTCTGGCTTTTGACCATGCCTTCTAGGTCTGGCCCTTCCTTTTCGTCCCAGTGCTTTTCAGGGAACCATTCCGGCCGCTCGTAGATTTCGCTCTCATCCTTGCTCTCAGCCGGCTGGCTGTCTTCCGCAAGGTGGCCGATTTCCTGATTCTCCTCACTGGTTTTGTCCTCTGCTAGAGCGGCGGCGGCCATCAGTCCATCAGGAGCCGGCGCTTCTGCCGGTTGTTCCTGTGTCTGGTGGTTATCATCTTGGCTCATCGACACGGTTCATCCTCTGTTCAATTTCACGAAAAATGCTGTTCTGGCCTTCGCGGGCAAACCCGAATGAAGGGTCAGCGCCGGGCACCCATGCAGGCTGATTGACCGTGATAGAACGCAAGTGTTCTAAAACTTTCTTGCCAGCCTCAGTCTCGAAGCAACGCTTGAACTGTATGTCCAAGTCGCGCTGAAGGTCTACGTTCTGGATATGGATAGGCTCGGCGTCGGCCTCGACGCCATCCCAGCCAATAGAATTTATTGACCGAATTTTATCTGCCTGATTCATTCAGCGGCTTCCTGTTCTGGTGGCAATATGCCCTGCTGTTGCGCGGCCATCTGTGCGGCTTCCATCATCTGCTGCTGCATCATCTGGCGCTCCTGCTGCGAAGTACGCAACTCTGCCGGGATGCCGAGCTGGTCGGCGATATAGTCGCCTACAGCTTCCATCCTGATGAGCGTCTGGCCCACCGGGCCGAGGCTTTGGGCTATCTGCATAAAGGTCATAACCTCATTGAGCTTCTCGGCGTTGTTTGCCATCGCCAGCGGGCTGACCGGCACAACCTGTACCTCTAGGCCGTTTACCTTTAGCGGCAGGTCAATCATCCCCATTTCATCCATCAGCTCTAGCGTCCGGCGCACGATCGGGAACATGGTTTCGCTGATGAGCCTGCCGAAAGCACTGCCGAGGTTCTGCGATAGCTCAGACAGCTTTGCATTCACCTCGGTGGCAGAGCGCGCACTCATGTTCTCCGGCGTCAAGCTTTCATCCAGCAAGGTCTTCTTGATGTTTACACGCAGGTCGTTAGCGACAATCTGCGATAGATTAGCATCCCCAGACCGGGGTAGCGGGGCTAGGGAAGGACCCCGTGGGCCGCCGTTGGAGGAAACACCGATAACGGCTCCGGGCACGATAGAGATGGTCTGGGGATTTAGGACGCCGTCATCAACCGCTGTGAACACGCCGCCAATAGAAATGCTGGCGTTCTTCAGGGTTAGCTCAACGACTTTGTTCAAAGTTTTGATGTCAGGCAAGGCATACAATACAGGACCGCGCCCATACCGCTCGTTGCTGGCCTTCATGTAGCGACTGACGACAAACGGAAACGACTTGAGGTCGCGCTGGACAATCTTCACATCTTCTTCCAGCGCCATCAGGCAATAGTAGATTTGGCCTTGCTCGGTGTAGGTGGCCTCTAGAAGTTCGACAGTTTCAGTGACGTCTTCAGCGTATTTCTTAGTCAGCTCATCAGGAATGTCAGCATCAGGCCATTCCTGCTGGATAAGCCTGAAGGGCCGGCGAAACTTGCGGTAGACCGTATCGACGGTGCCATTCGGCCCTTCCTCGAAGCAGACATGATAGGCCGGAATAGGCGTATAGCGGATAGGCGTGACTTCATCGCCCGGCTGGATGAGCATGACAGCCGTGCCAACGGCAAGGTCTAGCAGGAATTCGCCCATTGCCAGGTCAAAGCCTGACTGCATCATCAGGCCAAACATTCTCTCATTGTAGAAGTCCAGCGCCTGCTGCGCCTCAATCTCCCGCTCTTTCGGGATTTCGTTGCCCGGCTGCAACCGGCACCAAGGTCTTTGGGGAGGAAACAAGGACGATTGGATGCGATTTGCAAACCGGGCTGTTGAATGAATCGCGGTGCTGTCAAAGACGCGCTTCATTTTATTCTGGCCGGGCACGGCCTGTTCGTAATATCCGTCGTAGAGGTTTCGCATGGGAAGCGCGTACTCATACGCTTCCTCATAGATAGCCCGCCACTGTTCTTTGTGCGTGTTGGCTTTCTTGAAACGCTTCTTCAGCTCTTGTGTGGACAGTTCAGCCATACGCTTTAGTCGCCTTCTTTTTGCTGTACCTTTTGCCCGTCTTCTTTCGAAGCGCCGTCATCTTGCTGTCCATCTTTTTGGACATCGGCCTCTTGGCTCCTTTGGCTCCGTACATCATCTGCCTCCCGGTGTTTCGGGTTTCGTCTGAACTGGCGCATCATCCACGGGGATTTCGGCCAGCGCCTAGAGTTTGCGACAGGCCTTCTGTTGCGGCGGTATCGCGCCCACGGGCCGTAGCGTCACCCGTCATAAGCTGCGCCATGCCACCTGCCGCTCTGGCGCGACGGCGCGACGTTGTCCGTCGTCTGGCATTCACCTCGCGTTGTTGTTCCCGATTTTCCTGACGCTCTATGCTTTCTTCCAGACGGGAAGGCGGCGGCGGTGGTGGTTTCGGCCTAGAAAAAATTGCACCCATCAGAACATCCTTGAATACATCCAGTAGTCCGCGCCGTCAGGTCCATACCTACGCAGCAAACCTTCCCTCTCAAAATGACATCGTTGCGCCCACCTGTCAGCGCGTTCATTGCGCGTATGAACCGTGAATTGTAGCCGTTTCGTGTTGGTTTGCTCGGCTGCGTACTCAAAAAAGCGCAGTGAGGCGCGGTGCATGGCAACGACTTTGCGGTCAATTTTGTTGGATGGAATCAGCCATGCCTCGGATACGCCGGGCCAAAGCTGCCACATCCCGAACATGGCGTAGATTTCGCCGTCACCGATAGCTGTATAGGCAACCCCTGTTTGTGCATAGGCCTGCAAATAATCCTGAAAGCCGCCAAACAGCTCTAGGTTTCTCCGGTCAAACTCGTTCAGCTCACAGACGTATAGGTGGCTGGGCTGCCACTCGACAATCTTATGCCGGGGGTAGTCCATCCGCATGATGCGGTTAAGCGTTTCAAGAGAAAACATCGAAGTCCAACACCTTTGCATTGACCGGCCGCGCCATGCGGCTGGGGCTTTTGGTCATGATCTTATGCTCGGAACCAAGCAGGCAGTAGCCGGCGGCGTCACCCACATGCGAATGTTCGTTCTTATTGGGCGTATCGCGGAACCGTTCATGGCCGGCACCGACAGCCACACGCTTGAAGTGGTAACCGCCGGCCAGGCTCTTACGCAGGCGCACACACTTTCTATCAATCATGAAACCGGGCTTGCCGTCGATCAGTCGGCCCATCGGTATCGCCAGCGCTTCCCGTCTGGTGCGGAATTCGTTAGTGGCGGTAGGGCGGGCTAGGATGCCGTGTGTTTTGAGGTGGTCGAAAGCGGTTGTCTCGAATATCTGGTCGCGCTGCGTACCGGCCGGGTCGCCCCATGTCAGCACTTCCATCCGGGGAAACCGGGCCTCTAACTCGCTCTTGAGCTGATGACAGAACCGCTCAAGGCCCATGTCGAAGGTAACCAGCTCATGCAGCACTTGCCAGCGGCCATTAGCCAGCTTCTGCGCGAACACGGCTGCGGGGGTCAGGCCGAAGTCGAGGCCGATATGGAGCGGCACATTAGGGTCCGTCTCCAGGTCACTGCACATCATGCTGTCGTTATATTCCGGCCAGACGGGCTTGCCTTCCTGCACAAACGTATATTTGCCCTGTGCATAGCAGCGTATCCAGTCGAGGTTCTTGCCGCCGAGTAGCTGGTCATAATATCCGTTAGGCAGGTTCTTCAGGTTCTCAGCATCCGGGTTGGTCTTCCACCACCGGCCGGCCTGATGCGTATACCCTTGCGCTTCAGGCATCTCTAGCGGCAGCTCACCGATATCCACCTCCAGGACGCCGCCGGGTTGCCGGAAGAAATCCCACTTGAACCGGCCGCCGGGCTTCTCCTTCTCAGCCAGCCGATAATACCAGTGGTCATCATCCATCGGATTGCTGTCGAGGATAACGCCGCGCCAGGTCGGCCCGCCATCAGCCTTTGTCGGGAAACGGCCCACACGATGCGTCAGGCCATCGATGACCGCCTTTGGCAACTCACGGCACTCATTGACCCATGCCCCGGTCAGCTCAAGGGAAAGCAATTTCCGAGTATCCTTGGGGTCATCCAGGGCCAGAAAGATAACTTCCATATCGATGCCGGCAGCGCCATCTCTAGGCGGCAGCTTGATATGATGCGTGATGGGCGGCGCATACTTCACCGGGCCCCAGACATTCTCGGGCAACAGCTCCAGCCACGTCTTCAGCGTCGTCGTCCGCAACATCGGGTGCGTGTTCCGTACAATCGCCCAGCGGCTATACTTAATCCCGTCACGCGGAGAAGGCTGCTGCTGTACAGCCCGCCGGAATATCTCCGCACAACAGGCATAACTCTTCCCGCTGCCTACCGGCCCCATCAGGCCACGCACAAAGGCCTTGCTGTTGAAAAACTGCGCTACAGTGGGCGACGTACTGAAATCAAGTTTCAGACCCGCCGGTATCTGCTTTTGTGTCATCTGGCATCACCATTTCAATCGCTACTACACTGGGCTTGTCAATCTGCTTCTCCGTATCCAGCAGCCCCGCACTCTTCGCCAAGAGCTGCAACACACGGACCTTGTCAATCATCTCAACCTCGACCTGGTCACCGTTCCTGGTCGGCGTAACCTTAATCTTCTTAATCGCCGTCAACGCATGGTCCGGTATCTCATCCAGCTCCTTCAAAGTCACCGTGCCGTTCTCAATGTTCACAACATCAGTTATCTTGGAGCCACCAAGACGCAGCAGCTCTTCAGCCAATGCGTCCCGGTTGTCATAAATAATCTCAGAACCCTTGAGCCGCTTGCGAACCTCTCCCATCGCAAAACGGCCACCACGGGGTATCTTCTGACTGCCAGTCACGACCACGGATTCCCGCCGCCACTGTCGCCGCCTGATGACTTCTCACCACCATCATCCTCAAAACAACGAAGCCAAACCTCGCCCTTGGCGTCAGGCAACGGTAATGCATCTAACTTGATGCCGTTAATCTTGCCGTCCTTCATGAACAACGAGCCAACCTTCAGCCAATACGGCTTGTCACGGCCCTCAATCTCCTTCGCCTGCACTACGTTCATTCTCTTGGTCATCGCGCTTCCTTTCATGTAAAAGCTGGAAATATTTTTGTGTGACCCCCCTACGCACAAGGCGGTGCCGGGGGGGGTAAGGGTGCCTTTTTAATCCACCGCGCATCGCCGGCAGCCCCAGCGTACAGCATCCAATCGAACGTCTGGCTATTGTACATCATGGCATCTTCAACCTTCCAACGGTTTGCTTGATGATGTCCTGCGCTGTCTTGGGCTTTGCCTGCTTTTCCTTACGGGCTATGAAGTATTGCAGGCTGGAAGGCGGCTGCTTGTTGTTCTTCCTCATCCAGTCTAGCAGGCTTTCGCTATCCTTGGCGAAGCTATCAAGCGTGTAGCCCATGCCGAGGAGCTGTGCTGCTAGCGCCTCTTGTCTGAGGTCGTACCTGAAGCCTCGACCCCACCGGCTGTCCACCGCGTGTGCGTATGCTATACACAGCTTTCTACAATCATTCTTACTTACCTCTTCACTACTTAGTTCTCTGTAGTAGTTGAGTACAAGCTCCGGCTTGTGAGGTTGTACAAGCTGGGGCTTGTAGCAGTTGTCATTACCTTTACCTTCTTCTACAAGCTGGGGCTTGTGTGAGGCAGACTTATCCACAGGCTGTTTTCTGCGTTTGCTCTGTTGTCCTTTCGCGCCTTTCGCGGCCTGTTCGATGGTGTCTTCGAGTGCTTCCTGTTCTTCATCTTCAGTGAGTGGTTGTCTACTTGCCCATGCTTCTACGTCTTTCATGGACATTTGCGGGTCGTATATGACGCGCCAGAGAGCGCCTTTATTGCCGTATTTACGTCGCTGGTCTTCGCGTCTGAGCTTTTCTATGTAGCCCCATTCGACGAGGCGTTTCATGTGCTGTGAGACGGCTTGCTGTGATATGCCCATTGTGCGGGCTATGCTGGACTGATTGACCCAGAATGTAGCGGTGTATTGCTTGGCGTGTGAGCAGCATCTGGCGAGGACGACCATGGCCGTAGGGAACCGTGCAAAGCGTGTATCGACGACGGCTCTGCCCGGCAGGATGGCGACGGGGCCGGCTGCCTGTTCATCACCGTGTCCCTTCGGTGCGTCCCTGATGGCGTCTGGCGTCAGCTTACTCTTCTTCATCGGTTATCCATTCGATGACGGGCGCTTTGAGGCCGAGGCGTGATTTAACGGGCC